GTTCCTTTGCAGAAACATGGGGCGCCGGCTACCGGCTACCCTTGTGGAAGTAAAGGAACAGACCCGCAGTCCCACTCGAAAGAGTGTAACTGTGGGGCCTAGACCCCGTCCACGGATTTCTTCGTTGCGGCGGCGCAGACCGGTTCTCATTGTCTGGGAATCGATCTGGGCCGCGTTGGTCATGTCGGAGGCTAGGCAGTCTCCCGGCACCGGGCACACGGCTGCAGATAGGCAGGGGGCGTTCCTGATCCGTGACTGGGTCAGGAAGAGTGAGAGCAGGGGATTGCCATTCCTTGCTCCACTCTTGAAAAGCCTCTGTCTGCATCTGCGGGCGCTCGGTCTTGAGGGCGTTGACCGGGGATGTCCTCCGGGTTTTCCTAGGAGGCTTTATCGCTTCCTTGTGGAAAACCTGGAGGTCCCCGGACTCTTGACTTTCTCCACGATGGCTCGCTCTCTCCCTGAGAACGAGTCGGTAGTTGACAAGAGTGATGCCCTCATTACACACGCGGAAACTGCCTTCCACCCCTTCAGGAAAGTTGACGAGCGCGTTCTCCGAGAGATTCGCGCTTACACTGCTGAAGGGTTCCGACGAGGGGGTACGAGTCCCTGGGGCTTTCCCCGCCTCTCTACCTCCGCTGTGAGTGAAGTTCCGGGCTCCCGAGGGGGGTTCTCTACGTTCGTAGGGGACCTCTGGGAGGCCGAGGCGGAACTCTCGTCCTCGGCGGCTCTTGTTCCCGTTGACCTTGGTGGTCGCGGCGGGCACTATTCCACGTTCCTCGGTGCTTTCGAGCCCGAGTCTACGAGGAGTGTGCACGCCCGCCCCTGGGTTGACGGGTTGACGAGGCCGCTGATGGACGCAGTGGAGTCTCACCGAGACGATGATGGTGGCTTCCATCCCATAGACTTGGCCAGGGTCGAGGCCCTGGAGGCGACTGCTTATGCAGCGTCCAAGTTCAAGGATATGGAGGAAGTCGTCCACCGTGTCGTTTCGGTGAGCGAGAGGGGGTATAAACTCAGGGTGGTAACGGCCCCGCCCGGTTCTTTGGTCGCTGCGGGTGAGCTCGCGAGGCGCGCCTTGTTCCCTACTGTGCGGGACGACCCGCGTCTCTCGGTTCTGAGGGGTGGTGATCCGTTGCAGGATCTCCCCCCAGTCCCGAGTGATGCGCGTGTCGTCTCCGCTGACCTCACCAAGGCCACGGATGGCTTCTCTCATGAGGCGATCCGGGCAGTGGGGTTGGGGATGAAGGACGCAGGCGTTCCGGAGGAGATCTATCGGACATTTGTGGAGTCGTTGGGTGCGGGCAACCGTACCCACTCGTTCTCCTACAAGGTGTCCGATCTCCTTCCGAAGCGCCTGTCGCGTCGCGGACTCATTCGCGCGAAAGAGAGGCTTTATCTTCTCGGCTGGGACGGGACTACTGATGTCCTCGTCGTCCCAGTGAGGAGGGGCTCTCCCATGGGCACTCCCTGCTCGTTCACGTTGCTTTGCATTGTGAACGGTTGGGCCTGTGCTCATGCCAGACATGCTCGTATCTGCGGTGACGATCTCCTGGGGGTTTTCAATCCCTGGGAGTCGCTCACCTACGAGAAGAGGGTGTCGGCAGTTGGGAGCTCTCTCTCTAAACCAAAGACCTTTAGGTCCAAGTTCGCTGGCACCTTCTGTGAACGGTTCGTGGTCGCGGACGGTGGCACCCTCTCCAGGGTTGCGATCGTCCCGGTCAAGATTGCCACCGTTCCGCGGAAAGGTGCCATGGGCCTTCTCACTCCTCCCTCCGGTCTTGGGTTCCATTTCATGGAGCCTACACTGGAGGTGTCGGAAAGAGAAGACCTGAGGCGAGCTTGGGCGAGAACGCGTCGGGTGTTCCGGACTCTCTGGAAGGATCAACGGCAAGCTGCCTCCTCGCGGGGGCGCTTTCCTGAGGTCCTTCCGGTCTTTGGAGGTCTGGGACACCCGGGGAAGGGGCTGCACTCCGTCCCTGCCAGCGTAAGAGGGTACTTGTACTCTCTGTTTCGCTGCAGGGACCGCGGAGTGTGGCTTGACTTCCACCGCGCTCTCATCCCCCCACCGTTCCCGGCGGGAGGACCTAAAGGCTGGGCGGGGTTGCGTTACCATTCCCGTCTTCCTCGGGAGTTTGTCATGGAACATATATGGCTGGGGGGTGGGGAACTGGTAAGGTCCAAAGACCTTGCTTCGTTCGAAGCCCTCACTACAGTCATGTTCTTCACCCTTTCGGGTGGACGCTTCCATGATAAGTCCCGAGGCGGGAAACTCGCACCCCTGACCAAGCTCAAGCCACCACGCATTGAACTCACCGGCAGCTATCCTACCAGGACCCCTTGGCAGAGGGTCCTGGAGGACGCAGAACCGGTGTTCAATGCAGGCGTAGTGGCCGATGAAGAAATTGTCAAGAGAATCCGGAGGGTTGACCCCTCTGAGCTCTCTGACGCACTCTACGGTTGTAGAGGGCAAGGAGAGCCGCATGGAGGGTGATCTATTGGCT